AGGTCGGCAGTTCAAATCTGCCATCTCCCACCACTCATAAGCCTCACGAGGCTAATGGGTTATGCGACAATGTGAGCATTGTCGATGCATACCACATGTATATGGACGCCTGCGGTCAAAGGAACCTTCGAAACACTAGCTTGATGACCTATAAAACTAGGCTCACTAGCTTCTTAAATTGGACAGATTGTAAAACTGTTGACCAAATCACTAGGCAAGACGTCAAACGATTTGCCGAAAGCTTCGACGGCAGATGGTCTAGAATCGGTCATAGAAATGATGTTTGTGGCTTTCTGAACTGGTGTGGAGATCAAGGTTTCTGCTCAGAGAGAAAGTTTACCAATGTTAAGATCCTTGAGGTTTTACAAGATGAGAACCCCATTGAGATTTTGTCAGTTGATCAGGCTAAGGATCTACTTGATAAGATGCCCGATAAGTTCAAAGGCAGAACAGCCATACAACTTTTCGCAGGAGTTAGACCCTACGAGTCCTTGAAAATTGAAAGTAAGGATTTAGATTTTCAAGGAAAGAAGCTTTATATCCTTGGCGCAAATTCTAAGCTACGTACGACACGTGTACTACATGATTTACCTAATAATTTATTAACTTGGTTAAGAAAGTATGGGATTAATAAAACATACACCTACAATGCCTACCGGATTGCTAGGCGCAGATATTTTGGCAGAATCGCACATGATGCCATGAGGCACACATTTTGCACTTATGCATACTTCACAATGGGCATGGAGCAAACCATGCGGTACACAGGGCATTCAAATTACAAAACCTTCCATAGGCATTACTGCTCTTCTGTTGCAAGAAAGCAGGATGCCGTTGATTACTTTAATATAATGCCCTAAGTACTACTTAGGAAATTTGCTTTAAAGCGACACGGAAGCCAATGTGGCTTGCAAGTTTGTTGGCGACGTCGCTGTAGCGGTTGCCCGAACGCACGAACTCAGGCAAAGTTTGCCAGCCCCCACCCCGAATGACACGTTCATCGCCTTCTACGCCGACATTGAACGGATCGGTCTGGTCACCTGCTGCGTAACTACCCCAAGCATCCGCCGTCCACTCATACACATTGCCGTGCATATCAAAAAAGCCCCAGGGGTTGGCACTGTACTGGCCCACATCAGTAGTTTCTCCAACGGTAAAATAATAATTCGCATCAGTGGAAGAAATTGCATCCCCCCACGAGTACGCCGTGGTCGTGCCTGCCCTGCAGGCATACTCCCACTCAGCCTCAGTAGGCAAAGCATACTCCCAACCATCAGGGATATTGCCAGCTTGCTGTTCATTTAAGCGGGTAAGGAATACCTGAACGTTGTTCCACGATACCGCCTCCACCGGGCGGTCCGGGTTGCCGCCATATTGGCTCGGGGTGGCACTCGACCAATCCGGCCCCAACTCTATCCCAGTCATCACTGCCTCGTACTGGGCCTGGGTCACCTCGTATTTACCTAAATAAAATCCTTTAGTCAGGGTGACATTGTGAACAGGCTCTGCATTGTTCCCCCCTACATCCCCCATAGTAAAGGTACCAGGCTCTACATAAATCATTTCCAAATCTTTAGTACCACTACCTAGGGTTAAAGGTTCAGTATAGGTATTGCCTGAAACTGCTTCTGAAGAATTCTGCCCTCCAGAATTTTGCTCTAAGTAGTTATAGTAAGGAACCTCAGCATTGTAAATCGCTGCTGGATCAGACTCAGAGAGTGGAGAAGCTTCGCCGCCGTTAAGATAGTAATCAAACTGACCCACCCAACCCTGAAACTCCATACCAGTATAATTGTAGTAGGCTCTTCTACCAAGTTCAAATGGTCGATAGTCTGTATACCTAAAATACTTGTCTGTTCTAGTATGAGTTGAACCTATACGGAATTCACCATTGATGTAGACATTTTGAGTTTGGTTGGTGTTATCATTCGTAAAAACTAGATGATACCATTTATTGAACTCAAAATTACCATCCGGGAAGTGCTTCCTTTTTATCGGAGTTGTGACAGCGTAGCTGTAGTAAAAATTTCCATCGGTGTCTGTACTACCATTTGACGCAAGCATTTGTATTGGGGAATAATATGTAGCTATAACCTGCTCGGGGTCGATGTTTGACTTAATATTATTAATAGTGCTTTGCATCAAATAAGAACCACTGTTAGCAGCGTTATTCTCTCCATTAGGCCAAATGGCGTCAGCGAAAACCATTGAGGCTTTATCTGGATCGATAGTCACCCCACCTATATCGCTATCTGCGAACTTAACCCACAAAGAGTAGGCACGACCATAGTACTGAGTGGTGCTGTTAGTAGAAAATCCAGACAATGTGGCAACCAAACCACCCATACCAGAAGTAGGGCCTAAGCCATTAAACTCAAATACTCCCCCTGTTACATCAGCAGTCCCCGAATAAGGATAAACCCTAAAATATCCACCACTACCATCATTGGCTCCTATTTCAGAGCCTTGTTCTGAAGAAAAAGTGATTTGCTTATATGGTGCGTTAGTTGTACTCTCTGTGAGTTCCGGGGCATCAGCTACCCCAATAGTATTAAATGAAAACTTAGATTGGTTGGCTGCTAAATTTTCACTAACTGGGTTGGTTAGTATTATTTCAGCGCTTTGGGGGCCACTAGGGATGGGCAGAGCAGACTGTGGGATATACTTTTTTACGCCACCAGCAGTGCGTGCAGCCCAATCAAATCCATAGAACATGGTTCCATCACTAAGAATTGCGTAAGCCTCATAACTAGTGCCTTCACCAGAACCTTCTAAATTTAGAATAGTTTGTTCCACAACATAGTAATCCTCAATGCTTGTTGCGTCCGGGTTAAACTTCAATCGCCTATAAGTAGAATCAAAGTAGTCCACTACTAAATTTCCTCTCTGCTTCGAATTGAGGAATGAACTTACTAGAGATGACCTATTAAATGTATTAACATGATTCTGCAGGCTAGATGTGTCAGAAAGATCTGTCTCATAAATATGCTCATTCAGACTAGCGTCACTGAACCTGCTACCTAATACACGCACGACAAGATTACCATTTGTTGCAAAGTTTGCTGCAATACCATAACCGATCTGCTCATTAGAAGTATCGGGTGAATCTAATCCCACAAATTGTTTAATCAATGTGAATGTAGCATTTCCATCATTGGATACATAAAGATCCACGAGTCCTCTTCGTTCACCATCCACCCGAGCAGTGTCGCCGCTGTGACCATTCCCATGGGCAGGAATAAATAAATACTGTTTGCCCTCGTGGATAAATCCATTAAGACTGCCATATCCATAATAATCAAAAGCAAAATTTTCAAAGGGGTGATCATCCGTGAGGGTTCTTTGTACATAATATACATTTGTATAACTGTCATCTGAACGCACCCAACTAACCCTACCCTGAGAGGAGCCACCATAATAAGGATCACCCCACGAAATCACGGACGCATCCGGACTCATATAGAGTGAGCTAATGTCGTTAGCTGGGTTGGCATGGGTTGCGAAAAGTTGCCACTCCTGGGATCCGGATAATTTATATACGTAAAGTTTTAGGTTAGTAAGAACAATGACAACCGTTTGCCCATCATCAGAAATTCTAATAAGGTCATATTTCCCAAAACCATAAGTTCCACCAGGTGAATCAAAAGGTGAGTAGGAAATATATCCACCTATTTGATTACCGATCACACCATCATTAAGCTCATGAATGACAATCTTCTCGTTCCCAAGTTGCCCCCCACATATTGCAATTCTAGTCTCAGTGTCGTTGATCGCTAGGGCTTGTCCAAGACCCTCGCTAATTGCAGGTTCAGTCACTAGACTTGATACATCATCAATCACGTCTGATGAAAGAGGCTGAACATTCAGTTGAAGTGAGTCAAGTGAAGCATAACCATTTTGTACAAAAGAAGACATTCTTAACCTAAAGTATCTAGCTTCTATATTTAAATTAGTGTCAGAGAAGTCTTTTCGGGTGCCATCGGTAAGACTAAAGTTGGCAACAATGCTCCAATTTACATCATCATCACTTGCCTGGAGGGAGGCAGTCGAGAGGTCTCCTTGATTGCTACCCGAGAAATAAAGCCCTGTGATATTATATCCTGTTAAGGAAACTTTCTCAGGGTAAGATTTTTTCAAAATATCAAATGCAGAACCTGAAGATACAACTGTATTAAAAAATACATTATCTTGAGTCTCGGATGATGTTAGCTCCCCACCAGAAGGTGCCTCTGTTTGCGAGGCTGTATCGGGGTCGCTTGAGTCATATTCGGTGACTCCGATGTAAAAAGAGTCAATAGCTAACTGACCGTCATTATCACTACTGATTACCTGAATCCTAAATGATTTTGCTGCAGTGTTAATTGTGCCACTGAAATCCTGTGGGCCAGAAATTACATTAAAAACGTCAACTGTCTCCCAGGATGCAGCTGGGTCGTCTATAATTGACTGAAGCTCAACCACTGCATTTCCGCCAGTATAGGAAATTCCGGATATTGAGTAAGATGTTGCAAGAATCTCAGAAGCATACTGATTCTCGAGTATAGTGGCTTCCTGTCCTGCAGCTAAAGTGTTAGTTAAAAACAGATTTCCATCAGCAGCACCACTTAGACTACTAGAATCTCCTCCTGATGGAACCACCTGGCTGAGTTCAACTGTCTGAGATGTGAAAGTTGTCTGCCCATTAAATACCATACTATCAATTGCTGTCCCATTAAAGACAACACTTGATACCTCTACCCCATTATATGTTATTCCCATTTTGATAATTTAAATGCATGAATGGGAGTAATCAAGTTAAATAGGTTACTCTGGAAACACCTTTAATTCTGATTGCTCCAGGCAATACCCAGGGCCATGCCCGAGATCTCTTATGTTTTCGTTTTTAATTAAGTCTTTTTTCCAAGCCCAACCTTTGATGTCCACAGCCCTTCCGTCCACGATGACCAAAACATAAAAGTCAACATCAGGGTTAACTTTTAGTGTACTTAATAGCCTAGCATTAGGGTAGTGGGATGACTTAATGTCGTACCTGTTGCCCTTAAGAACACCATCGTAACTTCCGCTTCTAGCTTCAGGTGCAAAGTCAGGGAAGCAGTTAAACTTTTTTGCGAATGCATACTCAGCTACTGCTCCCATCACATCTGCTTCCGAGCCATCTTGCTTTCCCATTTTGGCATCCTTCACACCAGTGCCTCGGCTAATGAGACTCCTCATTCTGCCTAGTATTTGGCAGAGGTTGTACTCTGCTTCTGTAAGTTCTAGCCTCAAACTCTGTCAGCTATTTTTGCTAGCTCTGTTATGATATCATCTAACCTTCCCTCAACCTTGTATGTAAGGTCTCTTATAGCTTGAGATTTTTCATATTCATCTACCTGACGCATGAAGTTTTCTGCCTCAGATTGGGTTAGCACAATCTTATGTCCACCGACTAGATAAAGATCCACTTCAGTCTTTGTTCTATAATTAATATGTGTAACACAACTTGTGTTTATGTAGTCATCATTTATTTCTGCGAATAAGCTCATACTATTATTTCCTTATCAATTTGATCCTCTGGTAATCCACACTCACTTGAGTGACTATCTTCTAATGGCTCAAAGCTATCTCTCTTAATTCTCCATACCTCTCCCCCTAAATCGTGGATCATCTTTGCCTCATTAGGGAATCGGATGTCATCTACTATGCATCGGAAGCTTTTATGTTCTGTTGCACTAGCCCAGGCAATTAGATCTGATATCCTTTCATATACAGGGGTGATCCATATGTTTGGGTGCATCGCTCTCCCCCACTCAGTCCCCAAAGTCTGTAAACAGTGTCTAGCTGTCACTCCTTCTGGGAACCCTGGAATCTGATCCTCCTTTTTATCATAGATAAATTTTGCAGGTATTATTACCTCTAGCATTTTTTTTATAGGTGAGGATAAGCTTATTAACTCACCACCTACTTTCTCTGCGAATGTTGACTTCCCGACGCCCTTCGGGCCGGTAAGCCCGATTACCGAGGGGAAGGTAAATTCTTCTGAATTAACTGCCTGACTGATCTGATATGTCTGCATACTTTTAATGGTTTTTTTCCAGCCTTTAACTTAGGGCCGAGTTTAAAATGAAAATACTCGCAACTACATTCTCCAAATCCATCGTACTCCTCGAGATCTACCAAGTGAGTATTCTCGGGATTACTTAAAGACGTTAATAGGAATCGATATGCTTCAAGATGATGTATCTCAAAGCGCGTACTCATTGTAACGCAGATTTCTAGGTTTCACCCTCGGGATACCTGTGCCAATTCTTTTCCCATCCTGATCAAAGCCTCTGATCTGGTCTTTCTCCCAAAAAAGATCAAATGCTAGATCCACCTCTTTTTTAAACTTCTGAAAATTCTGTAGTGTATAATGGGCAGGGAGGGGAACTTGTCCCCCTCCCCCCATGTAATCACTCTGCTTTGTCATCGGCTTTCTTCAAGCCTAGCTTAAGCTCCATATTCTCTAACTTGAGGGCAATCGTCTCAATTTTCTGCAAGCACGACTCAAAGCGTTCATAGGCTTCGTTTCGGCTCATAGCATTATTGGCGATCACAGTTATTTTTTCCTCTGCGTTCAGTTTCTTCCAGCGTTCCTGGGCATCTTCTTCAGTTATTTTCTTTTCAGTCATTGTGCGTTTTTGACTAGTTGATAAATTTTAGAGATCGGTAAACTAACTATAGCTTTGGCTGTTCTGCCTTTAGGCTTAAAGTCAATCGTCCCCGAGGTGGGGTTGAGCGTAACAACTAAGTTACGCCCATTCCCATCATCGGCTTCGGTTTCCCGAGTTACATTCTTTAATAGCTTAGTAGCCATCAGTAAGGGACATCCTCATCGTCATCCGATGGAGCCACACCAACTGGAGCAGGAGTAGCTGCAGGCTCATCAGTTTTAGATTTGGCGCAGAACCCGAATGTCATGGGGGTGACGACAAACTTAAACTTTGTACGAGGATTACCATTCTTATCCTCGTAACTATCTTGCTCAATCTCGGCATCGCAGTAAACTGCATCTCCCTTCTTGGCAAACTTTGCGATATAATCAGCTACTTGCCTCCAAGCTTCGCAGTCGAAGTATTTTACAGTCTTCTCGCCCTTTCGGGTTTTATTAACTGCGAGCGAGAAAGTGCAAAGTGTTGCATCCCCGATTTGCTTTGTAATAGGATCGGCAGTGAGCCTGCCCATCAACATGGATTTACTATATGAACTCATATTAATTTAATCTTGGTTTCTGTGTGAATTTTTGGATTTTTGGTTCGAAGCAGACCTCGACATCGCCACACCTTCCCTGCCGCTGCTTATTTATTGAAATAATAGTTTCTTGGGGGTCGTCATTTTTTCGCCATAGCATTGCTACTACATCCGCATCCTGTTCTAATGCTCCTGACTCCCTAATGTCTGATAATCTAGGCTTACGATTTAACTCGTCTGCCCCTCGATTTAACTGACTTAAAAGAATGATGGGTATATTAAGCTCCATAGCTAATGACTTAATTGATCCTGCAATCTCAGCAACCTGCTGCTCCCTTGGGATCCTAGGATCCATTGGGGTCATCTTCTGAGCATAATCTAGCACGATAAAGTCCAATCCCTTTCTAGCTAGCTTCCTAGCTTTAGATCTAACTTGAGCAGAATTTACAGAGCCTCGATCATCGATCCAAAGGTTCTTAGTCTTCATCCAACTCATAGCCTTTTGATACATCTCTATGTCAGATTCCCGGGCTGTTCGATCAACGATGTAACCGAGTGGAACCTCGGATATATTAGATATCATTCTCTGCATTACGGCTTCAGCTTTCATCTCCAAACTGAAAAATAAAACATTCTTGTCGTGCTTTAGCGCGGACAATGCTAACTCACACCCAAACGCAGTTTTCCCGACTGAAGTTCGAGCAGCTAGTATAATCATGTCGCTAGGTTGCCAACCATAAGTGTACGAGTCTAATTGCGTGATTCCTGAAGGAATACCTGACATTCCAGAAACCTCCATGCGTTTCTGTATGCCAGCCCACATGGAGTCAACGATGTCATGTGCATGCCTAATATCATCTTTACTACTTAATGAAATTTGAGTCAGTTTATGCTCAACCCTCTCCACTAGCTTGTCTGAAGTACACCCATGCAGTTCGTCCTGAACTTCCATAACTAAGCGCATTAAACAGCGCTTACGAAAGTCCTCTTTGCATTTCTCAAAGTAAGAACCAAACATGCGTGAGGTGTCACATCTCATTAATACCTCCTGCACATCTGACCTTTTTTCGCCCTCAAACATAAGCATCACATCTACATCGATTATGTCAGATTCTCTAGGAGCTTCAGTTATGGACGTCCAAATTTCCTGATTTAAAGGACTTATGAACCAATCTATGGTGACCCCACTATCTATACACTCATCAATGAGTGAAGTGTCTCGGCAGATGGTTGAAAGCAATCCTTCCTCTGCCTGAATGTCGCTACTGATTTTCAATGTATTCATCTAGGTAAAGTTGCCCTATATCTTCGATGCTTTTGGCATTTTTAAATTTTTCGTAAACAGGAGTTCGGTTTTCTGAAGCCCAATCTAGAAAATCATCTAAATTAATCTCGTTTTTATCTGCCTCGGGGATTGGTCTCCAATCAGCATTGTTTTTTAGCCAAGTAGTTAAACATGATCCCCACTCCTTGATCGAATTGCCTCCCTTGAGTACCCACCCAACACTTTGGTAGTGATCGTAAAAAAGCTGTGCTTTAGGTTCCACAGGCTCGGGAATTTTCTTACTGCGAAAAAACTCAACGACTTCCTTTGCATCCTTGGGCTTATTTCCTCCGCCTAAGGTTTTGCCCTGCCTAGGCTTTCTTTTCCTCTTAGGCTTCTGCTCAGTCACTTGAATATCTTTTCGGTATTCTGCAAGAGCAGCTAGAAACACTGCAGGTCTAGAAAGGCTCGTCATGTCACAAAGAAGCTCGAGCCTAGCCTCGACAAAGTCGTTAAATATTACATTGGCACGATTAGCCACAATCAACCTCCCTTAACCAGATGTAAATACCTGCATCCTGAGATCTTATTTTCTGAATCTGAAGATCCACAACTTGAGCGTCCGAATTATAAAAAAGCAACTTTCCCATGCAGTCCTGAAACATTTTGACCAGATTATCGGCATCAGGCTTAGTAAAGTGCCAAGTCCAGCCCTTGTCCTTGACTGCTCGTTTCTCAGACTTAAGAAAAGGGAACTTGTATATAATAGTAAGCGCCAAAGGGCCTTCGAGAGGTCTCTCGGGGACATAAGGCATAAGGAGACTAGCGAAGTCTGCTTGCTGTTGCTTTCCTTTGGCTGTGGTATACGAAAATGGTATTCCATTCTTTTTTACTCCTACTCGTTTAGATGACTGTGCAGTGGATCTTGGTGGGTTACATTTTATGAAAAATGCTTTCATGCTGCTGATACAGACTTGGCTTTTTCTTTTCGAAACATGACCTGCTCGAGGCGAGTCCTAAGATCCTTCTTTGCGTCTTTATCTGACTGATCAGTATGCTCTGCCCAAATCTTTATTAGGTCTGGCTCAGAGATCTTCGTAGCTTGCAGGAAGCTCGAAACAGGCAGATTCGCAGAAAACAGAATTTCAGACGCACCCACAGCGTCAAAGGAAGTAACACTTCCAGTGTTCCGCAACTTAAAACCAGGAACATCAACACCGTTCTCAAGCCTGCCTTTCGCAGTAGATTTAATACTTTTCGCGTACCGCTCGATAAACCCGACCAGCTCCATTTTTTCAGCCAATTCTTCGTTAGATATATTCTCCATATCAGTTTCTTTATTAATTTCATCTTTGATTAATTTATAAGCCGCAGGGCAGTGTGCTAAAGCCTTGCAGTATTTACATTGAGCTGCGCCTGCAGTCATGGGTGCATCTTCTGCCTCAACCTCGATAGCTAACTTTTTCAGCTTCTCGGCTAAGATTTCCGACAGATCTCTGTGCATAACACCCTGTGTCCACTTCCCTAATGCAGGTTGAAGAAGAGCCACCCTCACGCGTTTTACCTGAGGGTAGTTCTGCATCACCAAGGTAGCATAAACCTGTAACTGCTTATTTTTAGCAGCCTCCTCATACTGGCCGTAGAGCATCTTATAATCAATGACGCTAGCATCCTCTCCATCGACCTCCAAGTAATCGATCTGTCCAGAGAGGACGCCAACGCCCTGATCAAGCAACCACAAGCGAGCCTCGCGGACAACTTCCCCGCGTAACCCAAATAACTTAGTAACTTCCGACTCCATCCTTCGACATTCAGCAATGATATAAGCATGGCTAGAATCCATGATCTCATCCACAGGTGTTCCGTTTTCCATATATGAATGCAGCTCGGTTCCTTGAGTTGCATCCGATGTGTCGTAATCCTTAAATTTCTGTGAGGATTTGAAGCGAGCTTTGCATAGCATGTTTTCGTAGACTGATGAACCCGACATTTTCGGGACACCCTTCCAAGCTCGAGCGTTTTTTACTATTCCCATCCC